TAGTTTACCTATTTCAGTATTATTATCAGCATTCAGTTTGAGGAAGTCTTCAATAGTACTTCTCATTTTTTGGTCAACAACACCTGACAATCCTTCCAATTTACCTAATTCACCTTTCAGTGTTTTGAGTGATTCTTCAGAAAATCCTCCTCCTTTTTGGAATGAAGATACCAATGTTTTTATCGTATTGATTGCACCCTCACTCGTGTTCCTAAAGAACTCCATTGAGGTGTTTTTTTCTATTGCTTGTGTCGTTGCCACGGCAACACCTCTAACACCTTCGGCTTCTCTTCTTATTGTTTGTCCAGAAATTACCCCGAAAACAACTTTGTCTTTGATTGCTTTGACATCCCCTTCCATAACTTTGAAAGTATCCATTTGTGCCCTTTGTAGGTCTTCAAGAGTTTTAGGAGAGTCTTTTTGTTGTTTGATTAAACTATCCAATTGTGATTGTGTTATTTTCTCTAATTGGACTTGTTGGTCCCCTATTTTAACTTCGTATTGACCTCCTTCTCCCATTTTAGCAACATTTGCTAACAACATTCTATCCTCTTCACTTCCGAATTTAATATCTGGACTTAGTTGCGATAATTTTCTTTCCATGTCGGCAGCATTCAGCGCCATTTTGGAAAGTTCGGACGCAGCTAAACCGGTTTGTTTCTGAATTTCTCTCATCATCAACATTCCTTGTGGATTGATTTTGAAAGATTTGGCTTCCTCATCGAAATATGTAAATTGTTTTGTCATTTCGACAATACTATCTTGTAATCCTTGTGGGTCATTAAGAGATTTATTCATGAGTTGGAATGGGTCAACTAATGTACCAACATTAACTCCTAATCTCTGAAACGCAGATGAAAGTTCTATTGCACCTTCTGGGTCTAACGCTCTTTCGGCTAAGTCGAAAGTTGTTCTCATATCTACTTTAAGAACCGCTGCTTGTGCCGCCATTTTCGTCAACCCTTCAACACCATTTTGGAAATTAAATTTGTTTATTGCTGACATATCTTGCAAAACCATCTTCATTATTTGTGAAGAGTTTGCACCTACCCCTTGTATGTATTGTATCGATTTTTCTAACTGTCCACCAATCTGTGTGAATTCTACACCTATTTCTTGGAATGAACTAACGAGTGATTCTATGTCATACCCGTATTCATCACCTAAAACTTTTGAAGCGGCATACAACTTGGATATATCTTCTGTACCGGCTACAACATTCCTTCTCGTAGCTTCAGAAACACTCTTAATTGTGTTAACCGCGTCGGAAAGATTGCCTCCTAACCTATCAACAACAGGTGTTGCTTCGGCTATGGTTCCCATAAGCTCCGACATCCTCTGTCTTCCAATACCAAATTGTTTACTTAACTTCTCAGCGCCACCAATCATGTTGGCAAAACCCATTGAAAAATCTTCCATCTTGGGAATTGCCTCGTCTAATAACTTATTGAGAGCATCACTTACACTTTTGACTTGTTCGTCGTTAACGTTCGGCATAATGAAAAATCATTTTATATAAATAGAAGAAGGACTGAATTTTCAGTCCTTCTTGTGTTCTTCAACCCATTTATCGAGCAAATATTTTCTAACAAATATTGGCATTTTCTCAAAATCACTCCACCCTATGTTCATCAAAGTAGATAAATAATAGTATTCATCTAATTGACCTTTTCTATAATCAGAAGAAAGGGCGAAAAAAGTCCACCCCGAAACCAACATTAATTTGTAGTTTTTCTCCTGACGGGGTTGTTACAACTTTTATCATATCCAATTTAGGTTCGTTTTCATTCATAAACTTTCTAATAAACTTAGAATCAGATATAGGTAATTGTTCTACGAACCTGGCAATTTCACCTTTATCTGTTGTTCCATTAACATCTTGTATTTGATTTTGAAGTTTCATGGTAACCGTAGGAGGTATTCTACCTTGTGGATAGGAATCCAACGTTTTATTAATATCTCTGATTTGACCGTAAGTTAGGGGTCTGAGTTTTACCGTAACATTACTACTTGGCAAAGTAACCGAAAAACATCCGTCGGGTGTTGGTTCTTGACCTTTTATGATAGGTAGTTGGTCTAACATCACACTAACTTTGAATTGTTTAGATGTCTTTGGGTCGGTCGTTGTCATCATCATTTCAGGACCAAAAGCAGTATTTCTCAAGAAAACCAAAATGGCTTCAACATCACCTTCCAACATATCCTCAACCTTCAAATCAGGTTCGTAAATTTTGTTTCTGAGTAAATTCATTGCTACATCATCCCCTCCTGCCATAATAATATTTTCATCAGTTGCGGTGAGATAACCTACTTTAACCGACTTCTTCCTGTTTTTATAAAATACACCTTCTGAAGGAAGAGGGACAACATCATGAGGAAGACTCAAATTTTGTTGACCGTATAATTTAGATTGTTCATCCATAATAAAAAATTAACCCTAAAGTTTATGTCTTTAGGGTTAAATATAATATACTATTTCTTTTTATAAATAATATTAGTAAACAAGTACACAACGGTCCATTCTCATCGTTGCCGCAATCGTTGCTAAACCATCTTGGTTGTATGCCAAAGTATTGAAGTTAACATCCGTTAAGAAGGTACCATACAATATCCATTTTTCTACAACAACACCTGTTGGGTCCAACATCTCGAGGTCAACATCTTTTTTGTAACCCGCAGCATATCCCATACGACCTGTTACAGATTCCGCATGTAAACGAACCCATTCCATAAGAGCTTGAGCAGCAGAAGGTCCGATTGGGTCTCTGAACGTTACGTTTAGTGTTTGCCAGTTGAATCTTCCTGCAACAAAAGTCGACGTATTCAAGAAAGGTATTTCAACAGGATTTATAGTTATGTGAGGTCTTGCAGTACTTTCCACGAACCACTCATTGATACCCAAACTTGACGGAAATCTCAAGATGAACCTATTTTGACGTTTCGGTTCGTAGGGTATTGGCATTTTCATTAATAAATCAGCCATGTTATTTTAATTTAAGTTTTTTTGTTTATATGTTATAAATATAACCTAACTAAAAATTTTTCTATTTACTTTGATTTTTAGAAAAATTACTTTTATTTATATTCTTTTTTAGTTCCAGTTGCAGTTGAATATGTCTTAACTAGTTTTTCTGGTTTATCTTCAAAATGTTTTTTCATTACTTCTACATTCCTTATATCGTCATCTGAAAATCCTATCATAGGTTTTGCTGGTATAAATTTATTACCTAAATCTTTTTTGAGATAAGCTTTCTTATTTAGAACCGCTGCCATTCCTTTTATATAGGAAACAAAATCATCCATAGCCATAACCTTTAATTCTTCAGGATTTGCTTCAGCCCCTGTACCAAAAGATACGGGGTGGTATTTGTTTAGTTCCAAATAACTTTTGATTAATTCTGTGTCACTCATGTCCTCTTCATCCACAAAAGTCCTGTATTTTCTGAGGTTCTTTAATAATTGGTCTTTATCTATTCCATTGAATCCACTGACAATATAATTATAAATCGCCTGTTTTATTGTGTTAGGGTTGTGACCCCTTGCTGTTATGATTGAGAATATTGAACCATTGTTGACGGCTTCACGGAAGTCATCAAATGCAGGACCTGGTTCTGCTCTCATCGAATCTATCAAAAAGTTTTTATCTCCGGCAGTTCTGAAATTTCTGAATGGGTCACTTGCATAACCCACAATTTTTTCACCTTTGTATTCGATATCTTTCTTCCCAATATCATGTCTATATTTTGCAAAATCTTGAGTTGACATACCTACCTCGTCACCTTCTTCGTTTTTTAGAACTATCTCGGTTGGCATATGTACAATATTATCATCCCAATCGAATGCATAATACTTCATTGTGGGTGTCGTCTCGTCTTTGAATCCTTCTTTAATTATGTAAACCATATTGTATAAATATCAAAACAAATTGTATTTTATTATTTCTATCTTTCTATATACTTGACTGGCAAACCAATCACTTTTTCCACCCATTCTCTAAATGGTTCATACCATAAATCACTGAACATGTCGTTGAAGTCGTCATATAAACCGAACTCGAGTGAAACTAAAGGACATGTTTCTCTATCATCTTCGAACCAATCACAATCATAGTATCTAAACAATTCTTCACCATCATACAATGGTCCAACATAATAAACCCTACGTCTGTCATCCTCATATTCATAACCATTATCATCTTCTTCGGTGGGGTTATACCAGTTCAAATTCCACTTATCTATTCTCATTTCAAAATACTTCACCATCGTTTTAGAAAATGCGGACTCGGAAATTATATATTTCATGATGATAAATATTTCTGAAAAACAAAACCCCCACTTGTGATGGGGGTTTGTTTATATCTAAGTTTTTATTAGATGTTTTCGAAAGACGCTCCCGTAGGAGTTATGAAGAACTCGATTTCAATAAATTCAAGAGCTTTCGTTGGTTTAAGATAGATTCTACCTGTGAGTGTGTTTCTATCCAAATCTTCAGGTGAAGAAGATACCGTTACTCTGAAGTCATAAAGACCTCTGTCTCTTCTGATACCATCCAAAATTGGGTTAACAC